CGTCCGCCGCATCGCCGCCCATTGGGTCAGCTTCTGGTGTAATTTCGCCGAAGTTTTCATCTGTTTTTTCGTCAGTTGCTTCTTCTACATCTTCATCTGATGCTTCATCAACTTCTTCATCTGATGCTTCATCAACTTCTTCATCTGACTCTTCTTTAACTTCTTCGTCGTCTGAAGCTTCATCGACTTCCTCGTCGTTAGCTTCTTTCATGTCCTCATCGTCTTTTTTCGACTTCTTGTCATCTTTTTTGTGAGATGCTTCATCTACTTCTTCGTCAGTAGCTTCGTCTACTTCAAGATCTTTTAAATCATCTTCTAGCATTTTTTCATAAATGCCACGTGATTTTTCAATTACAAATTCGTGAAATAACGAATCAGCGCCTTCGCGATCGTTATTAACTAATTTTTCGAGCATTTGCTCTAGTTTTGATTTATCTGCCATTAGTTTTCTCCTGTTAAATTTATTGGTAAGGCTGTCTAGTAGTATTTACACTTTTGTTATAAAATACGTGGAAAATGGTGCCAAAACGGGCTTTTTTGGCACGTGAACCTAAAAATCATAGTATCGCTTGAATTCACTCATGGTGATATGCGAAATATTTTCAACTTTTTTCAGTTGTTTAGGTATAAAATCGTCTTCGTCTGCAACTACCCTTATATACTTAACACCTGCATGTGCTTCACATGTAGACGCTGTTTGCCTTTCCCAATTACCAAAATATGTAGGAGGTTCGTTGGTATTCTTGTAATTCTGTGTCCCTGCGTACAAATTATTTACCTTCGTACGCTGGCCTTTTGCGTCTAACTTACCATGAAAATCAAAGCCTAATATATAAATTGTATCATGACCGTGTGTACTAGCTAACCATAATGCTGTCGGTCCTGAGCTCCAACCCTTGCTTGGTTGGAAATAATGAAAGCCGTGAAAGCCGTGATATGCCTTGTTTGGGTTTGTCCATACTTCATTGTTCATCTGCCATTTATTATGATTGATTTCTAATATCATTTTTACATCTACTGCAACCAAGTAATCTGGTTGGTGTGTTCTATACACAGCATTACAGGCATATACCTTGCCATATTTCTTCATAGAGTGTAACTCAACAGGCTCTCGACTTTCGCCGTTACCTAAAACGAAAGCTACCGTCATTGGTAATGTTCCTTATACTTGTGGTTGTGCTGATATGCCATACATCTGTCTCACAAACTGTAGTTCTTTTTCTTGTTCTTCAGCGTGTACTTCAGATGCTTTTCTGGCTTTGTTAATTGCTTGTAGTGTAAGTCGTGTCTTACGAGTATCGTCACGCTTCATAATGCTTTCATCATCAGTAGCGTCATACTTCTTATCCTCGATTGGTTCAAGGGTTTGTTTGTCAAAGTAAAATAGTTCTCGTAGTATCATATTATTATTTATGCCGGAGGGGCGTCTGCCGGAGCCTCAGCGCCTGCATCAGCGGCTGGTTCTCCTCCTCCTGCTTCTCCACCTGGAGCCACTGTTGGGTCTCCGCCTTCTGGTACTTCGTCAGTTGCACCTGCCATATCACCTGATATACCTGCTCCGCTTATTCCTGCACCTCTCATTTCGCCTTGTGCATCTGTTGGAGGTTTGATTAAGTTTTCATCGTTTTCTTCTCTCCACAATCTTTCATTTTCTGCAACTTCGGCATCTGTTAATCCAAGGAAACGTTTCATCGCATATCTATTAGATACAAAAGGTATAGCTTGTATCTGTGCAAAAGTTCCTATTCTTTGATTGTCAAGTTCACTTTGTCTATAACTTGCAAAGTTTTGTGGTGGTTGGAATAATAAGTCAAACATGGCAAGGTCCACATTAATACCCTTCTCAAGTAGATAACGTTTAAATTCTTGATTGAAAACTTCAACCAATAGTCCTTGTAATCTTTCACAATATTTGTTAAAACGTAACTCTTGAATATAAGCTGTGCCTACTCTACCATCATTAAATTGACTTTGGCCTTCATCTTGTGCCGCCGCTGGTAGATAAGAACTTGGAATACGCAAACCTCTAACTAATTTATTTGTAAAATATTTGAGATCATCAATCTCACCTAAGTTAGTACCACCTGGCAGTGTTTCAACTTTAGATCCTCTTCCTTCTGCTGTTTGCGGAAAGAAGTAATCTTCGTTTGTTGAAAGAGGATTGTAAGCACTATCGATTACTGATGTGCCTCCACCAGTTTTTGACGGAATACGTCTCTGATGGATCTCTGTTTTTACACGTTCTACGAACTGCATGGCCAAGTGTGATGGCATGTTACCAACATCTACATAAAACACTCTACGCTCTGGAGCTCTCTGTGTTCTATATATAATGATGGCATCTTCTAATAATTCTTTTTGTTTGTATACTTTAAATATAGATTCTAGCAAAGAATTGCCAAACGGTGCGTTGTTGTCTAATCCTTCAGACAAACTTAGATGTACCATATGTTCGGCACTAACTGCTATTTCTTTATTTTTATCTACTCCGAATCTAGATGAACTGCTTTGAGTTTGCGTATTTCCAACCATGCCTCTTACGCCGCCTGTTAGATAGCCATCGCCGCCGCCTGTTACATTTCCGTTGGTAGTATAAGGAGTTGTAGCTACTTTGTCTACAAAGTTTAAATTAATATCTTTTACTATATATTGTTCTGGTTTCTTGCCTTCTGATTCATTAACAATTATGCTAGATACTTTTGCAGGATCTACATGAAACCATTTTTTTGTTTCTGGGTCTCTAATAAAAAATGCATCGCCGAACTTAAAAACATTACGCACTATTTTAAACATGCGTGTTTCAAAAGTGTTTAATTTTGTCCATTGTTGCAAGTATTGTTCTAAAACTTTAATTTCCGAGTTTGTTGCTGTCTGTTTAAAATCTAAAGTAAAACTGGTTCTATTCTGTGAATTCATTTGTGTACAAAATTCTGCAAGAATATCAAGTGCCGCATTTACTTCTGAGTCTTGATCCATTACATTGTATTGTCCGTAACGTTCTACTCTATTTGGTGCACCTGTGTACACATCAGGTAAAAAACTAGAATAGTTTGTTCTTGCTGGTCCAGGCTGAGAACCTGTAGCACTTAATGGACTTCTTGATCCATCATCGTCTACGGGTGTAAAATATCTTTTCCAGCTCATTCTATTTCCTATCCAACTTGTAAGTTACCATTCAAGCTTCTTATTGCTTTGAGTTGTTTATCATTTAAATCCAGCATTTTTACTATATTACTATTTAACATCGCTAAACTTTCTTGTGGATTAAGAGTGGTTCCATCTTTGTTCTTAAATTCACCAGCCATTTCAGTATACTGTTTGTTAGTTTCACCAGATTTTATTGCTTCTTCAACATTAACAGCTTTTTGGACATCTTCTGCTTTTGGCACTGTACCTGTTGCTTTTACTTTTGCAGATGCAACAACTTTTTCTTCTTCAGGTTCGTCACCTCCAAATCCCAAGAAATCGAGAACTTTCCCCAATCCTGGAATCTTACGCAATATACTACCAAAATCTATATCAAAAAGACTGCTAAACCAATCTAAAGCAGTACCAAATATACTACTAATGGCTCCAGTAATACCTTCCCAAATGTTCTTTAAAATGCCAACAAATCCACCTTGATCACTAAACCATTGTTTAATCTTACTGAATCCAAAGATTAATCCTATAGCCGCCGCAATACCACCTATAACTAGTAAAGGTATTCCGCCTACAAGTGCTAATAGTGTAGTAGCCAAGAATCCTAAAAGTGCCTTACCGGCAAAAAATGCAACTATGCCTCCTATAAAGTAACCTACACCTACCATTAAGTTTTCTTTTATAAATGGCATCACTTTATCATTAAAGAAAGCGGCCGGATCGGCAAAAAATTCTTGTGCCATTTTAACAAGATTTTCTATGATCGGAGTTGCCTGTTCTTGAATAGTTTTCAATATCGGTAGTATAGCATCTTTTACATTGTTAAACATATCTCCAAACTTAGACTCTCCTTCACCTGTAAAAAAGTTTTTCAAGTCATCAAATGTAGATTCAATAGTAGGATACACATTAGTAGTGAACCAATCTTTGGCTTTATGATACATGTCCATTGCACTTTCAATACTTGGAATTAAATTTGTGAATCCGTCTTTTAATGATTGGAAAATTTTACTATCAATCAAGTCAGCCGCAAGTTGTGTTTTAATTGTGTTAAATGTTTCTTCAACCTGTGCCATCTTGGCAGTCGATGCATCTCTGGCTTTTTGTTCTTCGCTTACTGCTGATCTAGTACCTTCAGAAGTTTCTCTAACCATTTTTAATTCACCAGCAAGTCTTAAAAGTTCACCAAATGATTGTCCTGATCCTAATGCTACATCAACACCACCGTCTTTAAACTTCATTGCTAGATCACCCATTTCACTTCCAACATTTACCATGAAATTGTTTAATTCTTCAGGACTCATGTTTTCAACGTCCTTGGCAAATTTTGCAAAGGTAGGAGAGTTAGCCATTAATTGTCTTGTTACAGGATCATTTGCTACTCCGTCTGCCATATCTAATAGTGCCGCTTCAAATGTTTTTGATTTACTACCTGCAAGTTCTAGGTTTGCACCGAAACGTAACTGTTGTTCTTCAGACATCTGTGCCATTGCAACTTGACGTCTAATGTCTGAATTTTTCTGTTTCATTTCGTCTTCAAGTTGTTTTCTACTTTTACCTGTCAGCTTTGAAACTTTATCTAATTCAAGTGCATACTTACCGCTCATTTCAACTAATTGTTGATCTGTAAGTAATCTATTTCTGCCTGTACCTTGTAGAAACTCGTTGTAGTTGATTAAGTTTTCATTAAGTTCGCCTGTAGTGAAACCCATTGCCATCAAGTCTCTACCCATTGTGCTTTGTCTAAACTCTTTAGATAGTCTTGCAAAACGTTGAGTACCACCACCAACAGTATCGCCAAAAAGTCTTAATCCTTCTGTATTGCTTTTTATAAGTTCTGTAAGTTCACCTTGAGGTATTGCCGCTTCTGCCGCCAATCTTGTAATATTAAACATGTTGTTACCAAAAGATGCACCAACCTGTGATAGTTCTCTAAAATTATCAACTTGACCTTCTAGTAATCCTGTAAATGTTTGTAAACCTGGAATAGGAATAAACTGTGTAAAGTCACTTAATCTATTTCCACCTGTAAGTATTTCTGAAGCAAGTCCAGTAACAGCACCGGTTGCCATTCCAAGAGCACCAGTAAGTAAATTAAAGCCTCCACTAATGATACCAAGTAAAGCACCGCCGAGTTTATCAAGTGCATCTGCACTATCCTCAGCTTTTTCACCCATTTCATCGACTTGGTCAGCTGTTTTTTTAGATACAGGACCTATAGGATTTTGTTGGCCACCACCACCGCCGGTGCCACCGCCACCAAGACCTCTACCTTGTAACGCTTTAAGGATTTCTTTCAGCGTGGCTTCTGTAGCGGCGTTTTCCGCCTCTACTTCACCTATTCCGGGAATATCTACTCTTACATCAGCCATTAATTAACTACTCACATAATAGCATACCATAAATACTATGCTATATTATAACTATATTTAGCAGGAGTAATTAACATGGTAGATAATTCTATCCCACAAATGGGAACAACGATTCAAGGTATTCCAACAGGATCACAGCCTGCACCTGCAGGAAATCCTCTTGCGAAGCACCTTAGACAACCCAAGATCTATCTAAGATTACCTAGCGGCGGCGCATACTGGCCTGCAGGGTCTTTAGAAAAGACGGATAACGGTGAGTATCCTGTGTATGCTATGACAGCCAAAGATGAAATCACTTTTAAGACACCAGATGCTTTACTTAACGGTCAAGCAACTGTTGATGTAATCCAAAACTGCATACCTAACATCAAGGACGCTTGGAAAACTCCGTCGATAGACTTGGATGCAATTTTGATTGCAATACGAATGGCAAGTTTCGGACAGTCATTAGACATGACCACAAAAGTGCCAAACACAGACCTTGAGAGAGATTTCACAATGAATCTCCAACAAATGTATGATAACATCATGAACATTGATTATCAAGATACATTTACAATTCCTGGTTTTACTGTAAAAATAAGACCATTGAGCTATAAATCAATGACATCACAAATGGTAAAGGCATTTGAACAACAGAGAATATTTTCTATTGTAAATGACAATACTATTAACGATGTTGAAAAAATGGATAAATTTCAAGAAAGTTTTAGTAAACTAACAGACTTAAACATTGCTGTTGTTATAGAAAGCATTGTTTCTATCCAACCAGATGGAGAAGATATAGTTACAAATCCAATACATCTTGAAGAATTTATCAAACAGGTTGAGGCAAAAGTGTATAATGATATTACTGCACATATCACTGCACAACGTGAAAAGTTTCAACAACCTCCTATTACTGTAGAAGCAACAAAAGAAGAAATAGAAGCAGGTGCTCCTAAAACTTTTGAAATTCCGGTAACGTTTGATCAATCAAATTTTTTCGGCTCCGGATCCTAACGTGGCCACTCGATAAAATCCTAAACGAGGCTAGGATCCTTGAAAGTCAGGTAAAAGAAATAAAACACGAACTGCTAAGAATCGTGTGGTGGATGAGGGGAGGAATCTCCATTACTGAAGCCTATGAATTGACTGGCGAAGATAGAAAGATCATAGCTGATATCATTAAAGATAATATCAAAACAGCAGAAAAAACTAAACAGCCTTTCTGGTAAAATTACGCTTTAGCTTTAGGGTTTTTACTTTTCTTTTGTAAAGTTTTAGATCCAGGAGCATTAGGTTTCTTGTTATTTGACATGCCAAAATTTCCTGTCATAGGTTTGTATTTTTTTTGAGTCCCTGGAGTTGTAGGATCTACATCT